TGTTAAAGCGTTTGATTTTAACATATCTAAGATTTCTAAATCAATCTCTAAAGAGATATAATCAGATAACATAGAAGTTAATTCAGCTTCAGCATCGATTGAGTGGTAAGCGTTTAAGTCTTGTGCCAATTCAGGAGTCCATACTGCTTTCAACTTACGAGTCTTAGCAACGATAGCCTCTGATTTTAATTCTAAATCGATTTCAGGAATATCCAATGCAGTTGTTGTGTTACCAGCTGATGGAGCAGTCTTGTCTTCGAAATCACCTCTATTGTAAGCTTGTGGAACTACTGAGTAATCAATAGATTGAGAAGCTGCTGCAATAGCACCCATACCAGCTTTAGAAGCTGAGAAGAATAAAGTGATGTTTGTACCACTTGCGTAGTTAAATTGGTTAATTGTAGAAGCAACACCAGAAGTCATTACGTTGAATGCTCTTACTGCAGTTAAGTCAGCAGTTGAATCTAAATTAGCCTGAGTGATTGTAATTTTAGCGATATTACCAGCAGCTGCAGAAGCAGATAAGTTAGTATCGAATCCACAATCAGCCCAAGAAGCTGAAGCGTAAGTTAAAGTAGATGGAGCTACTGTAGCATGTCCGTCATTGATAGAGTAAGTGTATCTTGCTTCACCATAAAGACCGTTTGTAGCTGCGTTAGTTCTACCAAAGTTAGTTGCTGAACCAGTTACGTTAGTACCACCAAATAATGATTTACCACCATATTGTCCGTCAAAACCTTGAGAAGAACCATATTTGAAATCTAAGAAGAATACAAGACCAGAAGGTAAGTTCATAGGTTGTACGCTTACAAATTCTTTTGCTGCGATTTCACCGAAGATTCTTCTTACCAATGGTAATGCTACTCCAGACCACTCTTCAGAACCAGCTGAAGTACCTGTTTGAGTTGCCTCGTCAAGCAATTGTTTTGCTTGGTTTTCTAACAATACAGCCATGCTGTGTTGTTCTCTTTCTTTCATACCTTCTAAAAGACCAGTTTTCTCCCATTTAGCTTTTAATGCGCGTGTTTCAGCTAACATTACTGCTTGTGGGTTCTTGCCTTCCATAAGTTTACTTAAATCGAAATTTGCCATTTTTATTTAATTTTTTTGTTATGGGTTTTTTATTTAATGATACCAGCCAATTGCTTAAAGCGGTTTGCTAATTCATTTGTGTTTTCTGCGATAATTTCTTTCTTAGGTGCAGTAGAAGCTTGAGCTTTAGAAGATAACCCTTCAGTTATATTCTTTTTAACTTGAGCTACTTTCTTTTCAGTACCAGAGAATTTCATTGATTCAGAAAGTGTTGCGTAAACTAATTTAACTTCTCTTACAGAGTTAGTTCTATCTAAATTTTCTACAACTTTAACTTTTTGTTCGTTAGTTAAGTTATAACCTCTAAACAATTTGTTAGTGTATAATAATTTAGCGTTTAAAAGGTTTACTTCGTTGATTGTACCTCTTAAAGATTTGATTACTGATAATGCTTCTTCTAATTCAGATTGTAATCTAGTTACTTCTGCTTTCATTTCTGCATCATCTTCTTTCTTATCTTCTTGAGAATCTTCATCATCTCCATATCCCATTTCTCTTAGAATTTCGTCTAAGTCGATTTCTTCGTCAGTGTTGTCAGCATCGTGGTCACTTTCACCACCCATATTGTCAGCATCTGGTTCAGCGTGAGGAGCTTCTTCCTCTTTTTCCATTTCTGGTGCTTCTTCGCCATCCATAGTTGGTTCTTCACCACCTTCTTCAGCGATTTGTGCTTCTAACTCTCTGATGATAGATTCTAAATCTAATTCATCTTCGTCATGTGATTCTTCACCATCATGCTCTGGAGCCATAGCATCTTCACCTTCCATAGCTGGAGCTTCATCGTGTGATTCATCATCACCCATTTCATCTTCACCTTCTGTAAGGTCTTTAACTTTATCGTAGTCTTCTACTTCTGAACCAGCTTCGCCAGTTTCTTTAGAAATACCACTTAGGTCAGTTTGTGCTGAGTAAGCTTTATCTGCAGGTTGTTTGTTATCACCTTTACCAATTTCACTTGAAGTATCATTTGCTTCTTCATTTACTTCTTCTACTTTCTCTTCGTCATCACCTTCCATTTCGGCTTGTAATTTCTTTGATAAGATAGATTGTAAACGAGGAGTAAATGCTTCTTCCAATGCGATTTTAGCATTAGCAATAGCAGTTTCACGTACAGCTTTAGCATCAGCAATTGCTTCTTTCAACAATTTTGAACTTGCCATTTGTTTTCCTTATTTATTTTCGGATTTCTTAAGCTATTAGATTTGGAGCTTAAATAGAATTTTGATTGGCGTTTTGGTCACTTCTCATAGAACGAGAGTATTCATTTACCAATAGAAAAACCTATAAGAATAGGTTATTGTTAAGAATAAATATATAAAACTTTACAAAAACGTAAAATTCTATAATTTTCTTTAGAATTTATTTTGTTGGAACACAATTAGGTACTTGCTTACTACCTTTATTTTTCATACCAACTTGTTTATATCCTTTCCAGCAATTCTCACATTGTAGTTGTTCATTCATAAAAGATTCTCTTAAAGTTTCTCTTATAATTTCTTTAATGTAAGATTCAACGTGATTTGGTAATCCTTTATGTTTAGTAGATGCAAAATCTTTAGCATCTTTTTTAGTCATAGAATCAGCTGCTTTTTCAACTTCTTTAGATGGAGCTTCCATATCTCCTTTTTGTACGGCATGAACCATACCCATAAATCTTTGTTGTGCTTTAGATACTGCTGGCATTCCTTATCTTTTTTTAGTTTTGAATGAACTTAACATATCTAAATCATAATCTTTATATAAAGAATCTACCTTTGAAGTTAATTCATTTTCTAATTTATTTTTTTCTGTATTTAACTTTTTAAGGTTTTCAACATTTTGTTTAGCCTTATCAGTTCCTTTATTTATTTTATATTTTTCTAATTCTGATTGAATACTATCTAATACTTTTTTATAATCATTTTGAATACCTGCTACACCTCTAGCTTCATTAACACCCTCACCTTTATATTCGTAATATCCAGAAGAAGCTTGTGTAATATAGTTTTCGGCATTTGAGATATGGTCTTGAATCCAAGCAGGAATATCCTTCTCATCATCACCCAATTTCTTTCTTAATTCAACAGCTGCTTTAATAATTGTATCTAATTGATTATGTGCCATATGAACTTCATGGTCACCACCTTCTTTCTCATGCGATTGTGCGCCAGCATCTTCACCTTCATTTGTTGGTTTAAATGCTGATACAAATGGGTTAGAATATACTTTACCATATTCAAATTTCTTACCACCCATATTAAAACTGCCGTTTCCAGCCAAATCAGTTAAACGAATCATATTATTTCTTTTTATTACCTAATCTTTCGTGCATTGTATTCGTAGGAATATCTGCAATTTCATAATAACGATTTAAGATATGACCCATATCCTCATATAAGGAATGTAATCTTTCATCCATTGCTTTTGCTTCAATAGCAAATTTATCAAATGATTTACCTAATTTATCCAACTCCTGCATATTTCTTTTTACAGTCACATTATCAAACCAATCACCACTTTCTCTTAATGTCATTTCTTTTGCAGCCTCAACAATAGCACCTAAAGTATCAGCCACTTCACTCATATCAGATTGTCTTTTCATTTGGTCTTGAAAAGTATTATATGTAGATATAATTTCTAAAAAGTGTTTTTTTACTTCTGGCGATAACTTTCTATCACTTTCCAAATTTTCTTTAATACTGAATTTACCATTAACTATCTTTACTTCATTCAAGTTAGTTTTACGGATATCATTGTATCCTTTAGAAACTTTTGTTCCTTTTGGTGCTTCAACTTTTAAAGTCATTTTGTTGTTGTGCACATAATCATATATATCAAATTTTGCCATTCTTATACTATTTCAGTTATTATTTCTCTCATTAAGTCCTGTGCTTTACAATAATCTCCACAAACATCAGTACCTATTTGTTTTAATGGATTGTAAGATTCATTTACAGGCACCATAAATGCACCATGTGTAGATGGGTTACTTACAAAATCCCAACCTATTAATTCGAAGTCTTCTAATACTTCTACTTTACCTTCACCAATATTACGAGTAGAACCCATACCTCTTGATGAAATACCCAAAAGGATACCTGCTTTTAATAACTCTTTTAATATGTTTCCAGAAGGAGTAGGTAATACTTCAACAGTTCCACATAAATCATCACCTTCCCAATGAATCTCTCTAATATTGTGAGATACATTTTTTAAGTTGATAACAGTAGAATCCGGATGGTCTAACTCACCTAAAGCTCTTCTTTCTTTAATAAATGTTTCATACTTCTTAGCTTCTCTCATTAAGATAGGCTTAGGATATACTCTACCATTTTGGTTTTCAGCACCTGCTCTTTGCAAAACACCTTTAACAAGAGTTCTTCCACTCTCATCTTCTTGTACTTTTGCTTCAAATAATTTAGTTTCTATTAAAAGATTCTTATTCATCGTTTTTTTATCTTTTTATTATGCCCAACACTCACACATATTCATTGGCTTACTACACTTTGGACAAGTTCCTTCAGGTTTTTTACCATTCTTAGTATCATCACCATCAGCCCAATCTTCTTTCATTTCTCTTTTCTCACCTTTAGCATCCCATGCAGCATCTATTTTATTAAAAAATGCTTTCTTTTCTTCATCACTCATAGATGGGATAGATTTTCCAGCTTTTTCTAAAGCTTTTTTAAAGAAATTCTGATATTCAGTTTCTTCTGCCATTACAGACTTTACTAATTCTTTTAATTGTGCTTTGTTCATATTACAATGTTCTTATTTTTTCTGAAAGGTTCATTAATCTTTCTTTGATTCTACCTAAACTTTTGTGAGTTCTTTTATAGTAATCTTCTTTCTTAACTCCGTTTTCAGTTTTCAATTTAGAATACCAATTAACAAATTTTTCAACTTCAGTCAATTGATTATGAATACTACTGATACCTCTACCTAATTTAGATTTAACAGAACCTTCTTCATTTTTAATAGCTAACCAACGATTTTCTGCTAAATGTGCACCACCCTCTGCCAATTCCATATCACTCATATCAGCCATAGTTTCATCCTTCTCATCTTCTTTACCAGCTTTTGTTGCCGTACTTTTATATTTTTCTGGGTCTAATTGTAATATACCACTAGCTCCACTTAATTCTTCTTTAACAATACTTTCTTCAATATCATTTACAACTTCACCACCACTTACTTTAGCTAATCTAGCATTTTTTGCTTTAGTTCCACCAGGCTTAGTAAATGCCGCTGGTGTATTATACCCCGCAACAGCGCCAGTTCCAGTCATTTCTTCTAAATCTTTCTCCTTTTCAATTTCTTCTATTAATTCACCAATTACGGCTTTTAATTTAGTATTATCCATTTACCTTTGATTTTAATTCTTTGATTAACTCATAAGAAAGCATTATAGATGAAACTTGATTATCAGATACACTTTTACCAATTTTAGTTTTTTCTAATACAGATACTGTTTCTGTTAATTTAATTTTTGTTACTTTATCCGTTATTTTAGAATTAATTTTTTTTAATTCAGAAATTATTTTTGGAAGTTCTATCAAAACATAATCTTTAAATTTAGATGTATTTGAAATATTATTTATATATTCTTTTAATAAATTCTTTTGGGAATCATCTAAATTAGTATATTTTTTGTTAAAAGTCTCAACTAAAATTTTGTATGTTAATAAACGAAGGTCTTTATCTTGCTTTTTATAAGCTTCTACTAATTTATCGCTTTCTGATTGTTTATTGTTAGTTACTACGGGTCTAGAAATGATATTTTCAATTAGGGTTACTTTTGAATTAAATACATCTTTAATATCATAATTTTCAGATTTTTTAGATTCAAAAACTTTATATATAGATGCCAATACCTTATAGTTATTAACTGGAGAAGATAAGAATTGTTCTAAATCAAACTTAGAATTAACCTCTTTAATAAGATTATATTTTTCTTTAGATAACTTAGTTTGGTTTAATTTATTATGCGCATCTGCAACAGTATCAACGAATTTCTCCGCTCTACTTTCAGAAGCATACTTTTCTTTTAATAATAAATCATACAGTCTTAATTCTTTATTAAGTTCTGTATTTGGAGCAAAGAACTCTTTTACTATTTTCTTTGCGTTCTCCGTCTTGTCTCCGTTAAGTACTTCTAATGTTATTTGCTTTACTAATAATTCAAATAACACTCCAGTATTCTTAACTTTGGAATGTTTGATTTTCTTCATTTATTTTACCCTAATTTAACATGCACATGCGTAAACTAACACATATAAATATAATGTTCTTTTTATTTGTTAAATTTTCGTGTCATCTAACAAATTATTTTCATCTAAAAAGCTTGTTTTTTCGGGGTTTTCCTTTTTTTCCTTTAAAATAGTTTTCTTTTTGGATGAAATTCCATTAATATATAGTTTAGCTTGTCTAGCTGTGCTTTCCATTCTAGTATCTCTTTTTCTTGGTGCTTCGTTTTCTTTGTTACCTAAAGGGTCTCTACCATATGGATGCTTATCTTTACCATATGTATTTCCTTCTTTTGGTCTACCGCCTTTATCCTTTTCAAATTCTAACTCATCAATCATAGCCTGTCCACTTCTTTCAGCTGCAAGTTTTTCTTTAAGATTACTTATTTCCTCCTCAACATTTGTTTGTTGTGGTGGATTGGCTGGGTCTTGTCCTTGTTGTTCAATTGATGTATATCTAAATCTATCCTTTAAATCATTAATTAATCTAGTTCTTTCAGTATTGATTTCTTCTGAACTCATTTGGAATACATTGTGGAATACCCAATCTGTAGACAACATATTTAAATTTTTCATATCAGTTGCCAATCTAACCTTTTCACTCCATAAATTTACTTTTTCTTGCTCATAGATTGTAGAAGCGTTAGTTAACTTTAATTCAAAATTAATCATTTCTGCATCATCAATACCTTGCCCAGCTAAGTGAACAATTGCAATTTTACTCAATTCACTTACTACAGTCTTTTGGATTCTTTCAATAGTTCTAGCAAAACGAACATCTTGTGCTGCTAAAGTAGCTTTACCATTTACATCTTCTTCATATCCTAAAAATGCTTTAGGTATTTTAAGTGCTGCAAATAATTTAGCTTTTAAATAATCAATATCTTCAATTGCTGCGTATTCCAATCCCGCTAAGTTATCAATAGAAGTACCACTATCACCACCTCTAACCGGTAAGAAGAAATCTTCCGTAAGGTTTTGCATATTATACTTTAAATTGTAATCACCACTATTTTGGTCAATAAAAGGAGTTTTCTTCATTTTATTGATAATCTTCTGCATATAGTTATCAACTTCCGTTGGTGGAATATTACCAATATCTATTTTAAATATTCTTTTTTCAGGTGCTCTCATAATTCTATGAATCATCATCGCATCTTCCATCAGAGAGATTTGTTTCCAAACACGTCTACCACCTTCAATCATAGCTTTACCATAAGGAAGGAAGTTTGTATCTGATAATAAACGGAAGTGAGCCATTTCATAGTTCTCATATTCCTTTTTACCAGAAGTATCCAATTCAACTTTAAATTTAACATAGTTAGGATTATTTGGGTCCATGCCTTCTAATCTTTCTACATTATATGCTGAGTAAGGCATTACATTAATAATACCTTTACCTGGTTCAATCTCCAATGCTAAAAAGAAGTCACCATATTTACACATATTTCTAACCCAAGGCCATAAGTTAAATTCTACATTTATTACATCGTAGAATAAGTTATCTAATAAAGCCTTAACATCATCATTTGATGAATGTATTTGTAATATATCTCCGTATTCGTTCTTTGTTGTAGATTCATCAGCGTATATATCTAATGCTGATGTAATGATTGGGTCATTATCCATAGCATCATAATCTCTGAATAATTCTCTACGAACTTGATGATATGCCATAGATTGTGCCCCACCCTGCTGTTCATAGAATGACCTTTGTAACTTAGTATATCTATCTCTAAGGTTTACAAAATTAGTATTACGTTGTCTATAATCAGTATCTACTACTTTTGCTCTACCTTGAGCATCTCTCCTTAAAATTGTTTGTTGTGAAAATAGCTTTTTCAGTCTACCAAAAAAACCACCTTCTTGAAATTGTTCTGCCATAATTTATGTTGTTTGCAATTTATGCAATTACAATATTTAAGTTATATCTTATAAATATCGTAAAATATTAAAACCCCTATAACCATTGGGACAAATCTTCCCAATCATCTCCACTTCTCATTTTCCAAGGATTTTCTTCATTTCTCATATTATTATTTCCATAAACACCCATATAAGTTGTTGTATTTTGGGTAATACCACCTAATGCTTGTTTAGTTAAATCAATACCTTGTTGTCTTAAACGAAGTGCAGTATCTCTAACCCATAATCCAATTGATAATGACATTGTCAAGTCATCATTGTATCCTTTCATAGCCTCTGCTCTACCATTAATCCAAATAAAAGTAAATAACTCATCAATCAAACGAGATGAACGAATCGTAATTGCTTTCTCTTTGAAGTATTCTTCTAACTTAGATATAATAAGAGGTCTAGTTCTAGAAGTAGTTGAAAATCCTGCTACTAATCCTTTCTCTTGTGCTCTATATTTGTTTGTCATCTGATTTTCAACATCCACATATTTTAAATCCGTACTCATATAAAATAGGTTCTTATAGTTTCTATCAATGACTTGTTGAATAGCTGCCCAACCAATATTTGCATTCTCTATTACTAATAAGGCATCATTATATTCAGTTGCAATACTAACTAAGAAGTTTCCAAAATCTTTTGTATCCATCTTACCTTTATATTCAGCAACTTGAATTGCGTTTTGAATATCTATCACATGAAATGCGGAATAATCGGCGCTATCACCTCTGGCCACATCGGCCACTACCATATATGATTTTGAATAATCAGGGTATTCCCATCTCCAAAGATTATGGTCTATACCATCTTTTATAATTGGTTCTTGGGCGTATGTTTCTTTATAAAACATTAATAATTCTGGGTCTATTACATTATCACCAGAAGATACGAAGTCACAATCACATTCTTGAGCTGCTCCCTTCTTACCTAATAATTCTTCCTGTAAATCTCTCCACTTTTGGTCTCTTTCAGGGTGTACTGTCCAGTGTAATCTGATTGTATTAAATGGATTTCTACTTTCCTCTGCTCCCATCCAAGTTTGGTGAAACCAATTACCAACACCATTAGGAGTAGATAATGCAATACAACTACCACCCGTTGATAATGTAGATTGAGCCGATGTCCAAATCTCATCAATATCATCAATGAATGCAGCCTCATCAAATATAAGTAAGGATAGGGCTTCAGAACGTCCTGCATCAGGAGAAGAAGCAATAGCCTTAATTTGAGAGCCGTTTGTTAATCTAAGGGAAAGTTTGTTATCTTCCATAGACCCGTTCTTAAGCCAGCTAGGAAGCAACTCATGCATCACTCTTACTTTTGTAACCAAGTTCTTTGCAACATCTTGCTTTGTTGCGATAACCAATATATTAAAATCTTGGTTAAATATCATTTTCCATAATGAGAATCCAGCACAAAGAGTAGATATACCCGTTTGTCTTGATTTCAATACTATATTAAATCTATTATCTTTAAATTGAGTTAATGTACTTTCTTGAAATGGAAATAATTGAAAAGGTATCTTACCTCTCACAGGGTGCTGAATCATACAATACTTCTTCATAAAATGTATTGGGTCAGTAGCACACTTTTTGTATTCTTCCGCAATAATCTCTTTTAGAGATTTCTTTTGTGTTATACCAGTAGCCATATTAATCTTTTGGTGCTTTCACCAAATCATAGTTTTTATCTTTTAACTTCTCCCAAGCTTCATTTCTTAATTTGGTTACTTCTTCAACTTCTTTTTCAAAGTTCATAATATCAACCAATATTTCTGCTTTAATTGTTTCAGCATCTTTTTCCATAGTCCATTTCTCAAGTTCTCCTTTTTCATTTGCTACTTCATATACTTGCTTAACATCATTGTATGCTTGTTTGAATTGAGCTATAACATCTTTTCCGTGGTCTATCATATTAGAGTAGATTTTATAATCTTCATACTCTTTCCATAAACCATCATATTTTATTTGAGCTTCTTTTTTTGTAAGACAATGTAAACAATATCCAGTTTTGGATATTAATTTTTTATCAACTCTAGCAATCTTAATTGTTTGACAATCTTTAGCTTTACAGGTGTTTAACTTATCTAAGTAAGCTCTTGTTTCAGCCATAATATCCCCAAGCTCTGAAACTTTCATTTTAGCAGCTTCTAATTGTTCCCAATTATCACCATTAGAATCTGTCCACTTTTCGCCAACCTTTCTTTTTTCTTCTTTTTTACCAGCATCTGAAAATGAAATAAATGCTTCCTTTTCGTATTCTTTTCCGTGTAACACCATGTCAACCAACTTTCTTCTAGTTGGATGCATAAACTTTTTATTAAATTCCTTTGCCATATTATATACGATATATTTGTATATATAAGTATATCAAAATAAACAAAACGATTATTTTTCGAAGAATATTCCCAAAATTTGGTTCAATGGAGCGAATGCTCCTGTTAATTTGTAAGTATTACCCTTATAAACAAATACAAGGCCTTCATTTGGTACAATTTTATCAAATCCACCCAATGCTTGCATTCTGCTTAACTCTAATTCAAGTTTAGCAATATTTTTAGCATCTCCACTAGCTTTTACATCACTAATAGTTTTTTCTAAACGAGCTATCATTTGCCTTTTTGCTGAATCTGGATTTGCTGTTAATACTGATGTCATAAATGATAATACATCCGCACCAACTCCTAAAAATATCTCCTCAAATTTCATTAAGTTTTGTTTTGATATTTTAGCTTGGTCATTTTTATCAGTTGCAACAGCCCATGCATTTATTTTAGGGTCTTTAATATCTGCTATTCTAAAAGATTTATCTCCAAAAGCCCATCTCTTAACTAATCCTATTTTTTGTTGAGGGTCTAATTTTTTTGCATTTTTATCAACAAAATTTGTCCACCAAGCTTGATGATAATCAGCTACACCATCTTTATCAATCAATCCAAATTCAGATTGTAATTTAGAAATCATACCTAAATACTTAGTTTGTAATTTAGAAAGGTTTTGTGATTTTGGAAGTGATTGAATGGGAGGTCCCTGTATTGTGTATTGTGATTGTACATCCGCATTTACTTGCTTAATCATTCCTGCTAATATTTTTGCAGCTTGTTGATTTTCACCAACTACATTTCCAGCATCATCATATTCAAATGTACCATGAAATACTAAAAGCGGTTGACCATATGGAATAACATTAACCGAAGTTGGCCATATCACTTCTAAATTCATAAATGATTTGCCATTTTGAAATATTTTATCTTGCTGAGCTGCTGATAAAGACCCAATCGCTTTAGAAAGGTCTTGCATTGCAAAATTGTATGCATCTGTCAATCCACCTCTACCAGCAAATTTAGTTGCAACTTGACCTATTGTCATAGCATCTTTACCTTTGTTCTTTAGATGGGATTTATTACGAGCAGCAACCAATCTTCCATTTACCCAACTAACTGCTAATGCCTGTCCATCGGTTTTTTCTCTAGCTGTTTCTAAATCACCATTAAGTGCTTTCTTAACAATATTCTTTAAATCACCAAAAGTAAGATTCATTTCAATATCAAATGGGTGATGCATATGTCCGTAAGCTCCACCTTCTGTTAGTAATGATTCGTTTATATTTTCTTTTTGTAATTTTTGTATTTCTTTACCCAATCTGTCAATCTCTGCTCTAACTTTCATTTGTGCAGGTGAGTTTGGCATCATTTTTAAAGCTTGAATAAATAATTTCATTCTCTGCTTTTCCAAATCTTTCAAACCTTCACCCATCATATTTTCTCTTAATTTAGCAGGAATATCAATAGTTGGGTCCATATTAATTACTTCATCTTTACCAGGTTGATTATCGTATTTATTTGGATATGCGTCTGTTGTTCCAGATATACTTTTACCATCACCCTTTAAAAATTCATCAGGTTTTTTAAATCCATATTTTAATATACGATTGTATTTGTGAACCGAATCATCATGGTTATATAATGGCATAGGGAATTTATCTGCTTTTATCTTTTCTTTTTCAGATGGTTTTTCTTCTTTCTTTTCCCAACCCACTAAACCTAATAAATAATATTTTGCATTATCATAATCATCCCAATTTTTATTCCAATAATATCCTGTTACTGTATTACCATCATTAAATCCGGCTGTGCCTGTTCCTGTATATTCTAATAAGCTTTCAGTTTCAATTGTTGCTAATTTTTCGTAGTAATGTAAATCTTCCCATAAATGGTCCATTGCTATTTCAGTTGCAATACGAACATCAGTTGTATGTTCCATCTCCACTTTAATACCTTTTACCAATTCAGGTTTAACATATTCTACGGCAAATTGTTTTGGGTCATAGTATCCTTTACTATCCCATTTTTTAGCTAAATCAATTAAAGTTTTACCTTTAGCGAATCCACCAGGTATTCTATCTTCAACACCTTCATGCTTATGGATTTCAATCGCTTTAAGTTGTCTTAATGCTGAAGCGTAGGATTTATGTGTACCCAATCTATCGCCTCCCTTTTTAGGATATACAGCCCATTCACTATCACCAACCTTTTTAATAGTTTCGTTTGTAGTTCTGAATGTAGTAGCTTGTTTACCATTGATAGTTGGCATTCCATGTTGGTCTTTGCCTATATCTTTAACTGTTGTTTTTTTATTCTTAAATTTACCAGTTAAAATTTCATCACCCTTATCTACATTTATATTAATATCTTCGTATTGCTTAGAATTATCGTTTCCGCATCTATGGCAAACATATGGGTCATCGCCACCATCAGCTAAATCCCATTCCCATCCACAATTTGAACATTTAACTTTTTTATAATCCGAATCTAAAACTTCTTTAACAGGTTCATATCCTGCTAAACCGGTCTTCTTTCTTAACTTTTTGCTTAACTTATTTGTTTCTTTTCCAGTTGGTGCGCCATTAATATATCCAGAAGGTAAATTTAATCCAGTTCCAATTCCACCAGGAAATCCACCAGCAGCAGGTGCTCCAGCTCCAGCAGCTCCAGTACCAAATCCAAATTCATTTAATGGTTTATATGCATATTTGTCATTTAATTCAGTAATTTGAATACTTTCATAAATTCCTTCTTTTGCAAACTTAGATAATTTAAGAGTAATTAATTTGAATATTTGCTCATCAAACTTTGGATAAGCTTTCATAAAGTTTTTCTTCTTATCAGCTTCACTTCCTTTACTTAACCAATTTCTTACATCAGTTCCACTAATAGGATTAGATACAGCAGGTGCTGCATAAACATATCCGGCATCTTTATACCCAGTATCTATCTTACCATCCTTATATGGTCTAAAATATTTTCCACCCAATCTCATTTCATCTTTCTCACCTACCGCAGAAACTACCGCAGTTGTTTTTGGATTGTATTTATCCAATACTTCATTTGGAGCATACGGATTTTTAACCTGAACTATTTTGTTTGAAGGTATTCCAAACATTTTAGTCATTATAGCTTTTTTATCCTTAAAATCAAAAGGTGATTTGTTGTTATCGGTCACATTTGAAGTTGCAATATATACATTATCAGAACCAAATTTCTTACATAGGTTTTGATATGTTGCGTAATGACCCTTATGAAAAGGTTGAAAGCGGCCAGAATACACACAAATTACCTTTGTGATATCCGCCGCTTCCATTAATATTGATTCAACTAAGAATTGAGATAATCCATTCATTATATAGTTCCGTTTATACTATATAAATATAGGTTATTACTCTTTTACAACTTTCATACCACCAGTTGATTGTTCTGGCGAAACTGAACTAAATTGCATTTCTTCTGAAATTTGCTTTCTTTGTTCTTCCAATTGTTGTTTTCTAGTAGGTGCACCCGGTTGGTAAGTTAAAGTTCCTGCTTGTAAATCAATTCTTGATTGAGGATATTTTTCATCAACTCCATCAATTACTTCTTTAATTGTTGCATTTAATTCTTTAAATTCAGTTTCTCCTTGCTCAAATGCATCTTCAATTCTTTCTAATTCTTCTTGAAGTTCTTTTTTTCTAAGATATAATTGTCCAAATTCATTTACATATCTTACTTGCTTATTGTTTAAATCATTAAGCGTTTTTAGAGTTTCAGGCTCTATTGCTACTGTTTCTATTTCAACAGTGTTTCTTTGTGGTGTAGTTAATTCTGCCATATAATTTGTTTTGTTATTATTTGTTTAATATATATATAAATATACATTTTTTAAATTTATTATAAGAATTTTTCTAATTCTTGTATTACCATTTCTGCTGTAATAGATTTAGTACATTCAAACATTCTATCCGTTTCTTTATGGTCAGGACACCAATTCCAATCACCAGCATCTAATCTCAATCTATTGAAACATCCTTCACATTTATCTTTTGGTGCGGCTATTCTTATACAATCTTGCATTTCTGCCCAATCATATGAAAATCCACTAATCAATACAGTTGGTACATTTAATGCCCAACTTAACCAACTCAAACCACTTCCAATTCCAATAAATGCTTTTGATTTTTTCATTTCATCCATTACATTTTCCAATGGACCGGATGGGTGTCTTACTATACCTGTTGGTAATTTATTACCCATATAACCATCACCTTCTTTTGATAATAGTTTTACAATGTATCCTCTATCATTTAACCAATCTACAACTTCTTGCCAACCTGTTGGGTTATTCCAAAATTTAGATTGAGCTGTTCCAAATACACCAATAGAAACTTGCTTTAAACTATCATCAACCAATACAGGTCTTTGTTTTATTTTAGGTTTAATTTCGGCGTATCCTAATCCCAAAATATCAGATGCCATTTTTTGCATTGTTTGAGATTTAAAATCATTTGGATTTTTAAAATAATTAACAGAACTATCTTCATTATAATACAATCCAATACAATACATTGCATATAAATTTTCAACTCCTGTACCAGGATTTACAAATTCTATTTCTGGATATTGTTCTTTAAACATATCATTCATAAATGTAGATACTATTACCTTACAATTATGTACTTTTCTAAATTCTTCAACATATGGAAACCATGCTAATGAATCTCCCAATGCTTTAGAATCTAAAGCTATATAAACTCTTTTATCAGTTGCATCGTAGATATGTTCATAGAATAATTTTCCGTTTTCAAATACTCTAATTTTCCATTCAACAAAATATTCTATACTACATCTAGTCCACATATTATTTCGTATGTTTCCAGTGTAAAGATTATTACCGGTTTTATTATCAATAAATTCTACACGATACTCAGCATTGGTAGAACCTTTAACTTCAACAAAAGGGCTTCTTACAAAATGTATTATTATTTTATTTTGAACCTCAACTCTATTATTTAGATTTTTCTTTAAATTATCGTATATCATTAATCCCAAGTTTTAATTGTTTCATCCAATAAAGAATATCCCTCAGCTTGTTTACTATACACTTTATTTGTTGTGTATCTATGCTGGTCATGGTGATAAAATATATGATTAAACCATAAATCACCAACATCCCATTCACAATCTTTTATTCTATCATTCCACCACTCTCTATCTTTATTTCTAACTAAATAACAATGTGCAAGGTCTTGATTATGACCTGTTTTTGAAAAATCATCGTTTATTTTCTCTTTATAATGTGATGGATTATCAGCCAATCCTATATAATAAACATTATTCTTTTCAGCAATTTCACATGCCTTATAAACAATATCTACAAATTCATCAACAGGTACATTTAAATAACCATCAGCTTCAAAAATTAATGTATAATCATAATCTCTATTAAGGTTTTCTACTGCCATTTTATGAGCTAAATAACATCCATAATGTCTACCTGTAATATATCCTAATCCAGCCCCAGGATATAATTCACCAGGTTCATTTGTTGGACTTAAATGCTCAGGTCTTCTACAATGTTCAGCCGGTGCGAATCCTTTATATACTTCATTTACAATAGGAACATAATCCATACCATATGATTCCAATTGTTTAATTGATTTCATACTAAATCGTTCTCTATCATTGTAAGGAGTTGTTAACAAATGTTTTATTTGTATTGTAGGTTTTTCACTAACACCTTTCTTAAATTCAGGATGTAATATATCTAAAATTATTTGCTTTGTTTTAAATGTATCTTCATCTATATAAGTTACAAGCAAATTATTATCATAGGTATCCAAATAAGTGTGTAGTTTTCTAAATATAGATGGTAATTTATATGAAAGAGCTTCTTTAACTGATAATGGATTTAGTTCTATCTTTGATGCAAAATAAAACATATCAGATGCTGCGTAAAATTTATCAACATCATTTCTTTCACCCCATATAACACAATTATCAGGCTTATCTTTCATAATAGGAGCCCAATAATGTTCAAAGTTTCCAGCTTGATTTCCTACAAAATGAAATTTAATTTTGTACTTCTCTAATTCTTTTGCTACTTTAAATATTTCTCCTTGATTTTTACCAGGTGCAAATAAACCAACATTTAATACATGCTTCCAATCAGATTCAAATCCTAATTCTTTTTGAGAAGCTTCTTTATCAAATGTATAATCTTCGATAGGATATTCCCATATATCCAATGGAACTCCCAATCCTTCAAATCTTTGCTTACTCCATTCTGATACTAAAACATATTTGTCTGGGTGATATACTATTTCTTGCGGATTTGTCAATGAACCATGTGTAGTTACTACAATAAAATATTTTCTATTTTTATTAAAAATTTTATCTAAAGTATCCAATGATAAGTCAAATTGTGGGATTTCGTGAAAATGAATTATATCAGGTTTAAATTTATTAATTATATCTAATATTTTAGACCTATCATCTCCCAACGTATGAATTGGAACTAGATTTTTAATTCTATTTTTTTGAACTACAAATGCAGTACCTCCGCTGTTATTAATTTCAACAACTTCAATATCAAAGTCTTTAATAAACTCCTTTATCTGCTTGTAAACATATTGAGGTTGTCCGCCTGTTGATAAATGCGGTACAACATAAAGTAACTTTTTCTTCATTGTAACAAATATACGAAATTATTTTGAAATTACCAAATTTATTTATTCAGCAGAATCAAATGTAACAGTACCTTCTTTTAAATCAATTTCTCCTTTTGGATATTTTTCTTCTAATTCTTTAAGAATTGCACTAAATTCAGCACCAGCCTCATCAGCTTTTACTTCAACTTCAGCTTTAAGTGTTTCTAATCTTTCAATTTCAGTAGTTAAATCTCTACTTCTTAAGTGAATTTGTCCTAAATTAATTAATAATTCATTAATTTTGTTTTGAGAAGTAGTTAATTTAGTTAATACTTCTTGTGATAATTGTTCAGTTTTTTGTGACATAATATATTATTGTTTATATATATAAATATATACTTTTTTAGTTTTCGTATGGAGAATTTCCTAATAAATTAGTAGGCCATTTTGATTTTAAATCATTTAAATTTTTTACATCTGAAAGATTCATATCAGTAATATTTCTTAATTGTTCTTTTTTTAATACTATTTCCGATATTTTTGATTGATTTCCAGATTCTAAAGCTCTCATATAACTTACATCTAAATCAGACCA